TTCGACCGCATTCAATATGCTAAACATTCGGCTTTGTCGCCTTCTTGTCTTAGTTTTACGTCGCGCCATGCGTCATTCGGGTTTATCGGCGGTAAATAACCCTTTTTCGTCTTTTGGAATAATTTTGGCTGGATTCTTAGCCATATTATCTTGAATTAATTGCATAATCATCATTTGTATAGGATTTACCGGCTCAATGTCGCCAATTGGTAGGTTTTCTATCGTTTTTGTTAACGCTTCAGCAATTTTTGAGTCTAAAATTTGGAATTGGTCAGCTATAAACTGCAGCGACCAACGCAAATGAAGCCAAAAACCCAAAAAAATTGTTATTACACACGCGCACGCGATTACTAATGTCTCCATCATACCCTCATCGGCCCGGCATCGGTTCTTAATCGTCATCCTGCCGGCCTTCCACCGCATAATCTTCTTATTCTTCTGGGTTGTCGGGAGTACAACCAGCGTAGGCTCTATTGCGAGAGCAACGCAAATCAAAGATTTGCTTGCGGTGTTCGCGCCTTTCGGCGCAACTGTAATATATAGGGAACCCTTCCCATAAACGAGGTTGTAATACAATGATGAGAATAAACGGCCGGAGATTGTGCTGTATAATTAGAGAACGCGACGGATTCACAGTGCCTTGCTGTGGGGAAAGTGAAGAAGAATGAGTGGTGATTAAATGAAGTGCAGGTTTGATTGTATTAATTCAGAAAGATGTTTTGCGTGTAAAAATAACTTGATTCAAGATATTGAAACAGGTAAATGGTTTAAGAGGTGATTGAATGACTTGGAGAACAGAAAAGCGAAAGTGTCCTACTTGTGTTCGTAACTACGGGCGGCACTATCTAATTGGTTGCGACATTACAGAATATGAAACGCACATCAATTACGCATTTCATTGCGGTCATTTCAAAAATGTGCGGAAGGTAATTGAATGAGATTAGTATGCCGTAAATGTGGCTTAGAATGCAACGCAAAGACGTTTGAAGAAGTTGAGCAGTATCAAAGAATGACTTGTGGGGCTGGCGGAACGCATAGGTTGGTGGGTAGAACATGAGCAGTTGGACGCTTTGGTTTAGAGAGCAATACAGAGGGGTTGAACTTCTTTGCGATTCTTGCAATTGTCATAGTTCAATGAGTCCGCTATGGTGGTATTATCGAAGCAATAAATTGGATAGATACCCCTCAATGTGGATTTGTAATGAATGTAAGGAGATGTGGCCATGATAACGCTTGAACATAAAGTTAGACAATACCGAAAGAGGAGGTGGAAAAAAAATGCCCAGAAATAATCTTCATTCTTTTACGTTAAGCACTGATGCAAGCAAAGCAGTTCAAACTGTTAAGCGTGGTAAAAAGTCAAAGTTTGTTAGTGGATGTATTGAATGGTATACAAGTTTCAATTGTACTGATTGGACAGATGAAGAAGGTAATTTATACAGAACCGGACTTAGAGTTAATTCAAAAATAATAGAACAGCGTATTTTTGAGTTTGTTGAAAGCCATGAACGGTTAATGCAAAGATACGGTGAAGTTTGCCGTGAACGGGATGAACTGAAAAAAACTCAATCCTTTATTAGTAAAATGCGCAATAAATTGAAAAAATGACCTTCGCACCCCCTATTAGAGGGTCATTGTTGTAATTTATCAATTACAATTTCCAAAGTTTTTGCGCCTCTAACTATTGATGCAAACGGGCCTAATGCAACTGAAGCAGGTCCGAAAGGGTCTGCGTATGCTTCTTCGGCAACTTCAGTTGCTACGGTACCACCAACTGCTCCTAATCCTGCCCCTACTAATCCGCCCAATGGTCCAAAAAGCAATCCAACAAGACCACCTACTGTGGCTCCCAAACCAGCTCCTGCTATATTTTGTGTTTCAAACCAATCTGATAATTGACTATCGTCCATTTCTGACCAATTTTCCGGTAAGTATTGTTCGAGATATTGTAAAAGAAAAGTTGCAACTAACAGGACACCTGCGGTTGAGGAGAGTAAAGTTGCAAAAGGTGAAAGAACCCTGTTAACTGTATATGCGGTTGTAATCGTTTCAAGCAACTCTCGCTCAGAACGGCCCATCACTAATTCATGACGTATCACTTCGTCTGGTTTTGGCTTAGGCATAGACAATTCCCCATCTTAGTTGACCTTGAAAACTTACAGAACAACCCGAAGGTGTTACACTAGATGGGAGAGAACTTGTTCCGCTTGATTGAACGACGGCTGGCCCTGCGTTTATGGTTGCTAAGTTACTTGTATTTGCACTAATTGGACCGGCGTAGCAAACATCGCTATTGCTCTCTGCAGTTAAACTTGTATTGCCCGCAGATGATTCAACAGCACCTAACCAATATTGAACACCTTGCGTGAGTGCAACAGTGGAAGCCGGCGTTAAGTCTTCTCGCCCTGTTCCACCAGTTCCCCCTGTATAGGTCATATCTCCTCCTATTTTGCTGTCTGGAGCGCCGTTACCGTTATCGCTGTATATTGCGAATTGGTATGCTCCTGTACCATCGGCAGCAACATTAATTGAAATATGGTCGACGTTGCCGGTTTTAGGTGAAATAAAAGGCCAAAAATGTGGCTGTGTTGACCCACTCCACGAACTAGTACCTGTTCCACGAGCGCCCCAAATATCCATTTTTGAAACCAAGTATAATTTATGATTTCCACTGTCTAAATCAGTTGCAGGCATAACAGGAGCATATTTCGAGGTGCTGCCGCCACCAGAAGCAGCAATAGTAATGGTATCGCCTCCTGACTCGGTTAGCGTAATGTTTGTTCCCGCTGCTAACTTAACCGCTGAGTCTGTTCCCGCGCTTGCGTCAAGTTGGATTTCAGCATCACTACCACTTGCAGCGGCTTTCAAATCATACGTTGTATCTGTTGGAGTTGACCCACTACTTGCAGCGGTAACTCTACCTTGTTGGTCGATTGTAACGCTTGCTCTAGTGTAAGACCCTGGGGTAACGGCTGTATCGTCTAAATTTACTGTTATCGTATCTGTAGCAGATGCAACGGACGATATTCCAGTGCCTCCAGCTACTGTTACGGTATCAGAATTAGTTACAGTTTGTGCTGACCCACTATCACCCGTTATGTCGAAAGAAGTCATACCACTACTACTGCTCGTTAATCCGTTCCATTCGCCTGCTACGGACAGCCGTGCTAAATTAATTAGCACAATTCGCCTTAACTCATCTTCTGCGCCCTGCTCCGCAAAGATGGTTTCGGCTACTTTTTGAAAATCTGAAAATGTTAAATTTTGCAAATCTGTAGTTTTCAACAATTGATAAATGCGCTTATCGGGTTTTGCGTCAGGTAAAGGACTCATGTTAACAACCCCGTCCAATCGGCTCGCACACTTTCAACTGCTAATTTAACCAAAACTAACCTTCTCAATTCGTCTTCGTTTAATTCTTCAACGCTAATAGGATTACCAACCTCAGGCAAAAACTCGCCAGCTGCTAATTGACCTGTTAATTGTTCAAGAGTTTGTCCCTTCAATAGCGCATATACTCGCGCTTCTCTGGTCGCCGCGTCGGGGAGAGGCATAACATCACTTCAGTTGTTTTTCTCTCATTTTGCAAATGCGTTCAAACGCTTCGAGGTCTTTTGTTGAAATATATCCAACCATAAACAGGCGTTTCGCCTTGCTCATTATTTCCTTTAATCTTCTGCGCCCTGCGGCTTTAGTCATCTTCGGCATTTTTTCACCTTCATGCGTTGGTTAGGAATTGTGCCTTGAAATTTAGATTTACAGGAATGTTATATGTGTTGAATAATGGTTGCATTGGGCCGGGGCTTACCATTGGTACAGCACCGACTACGTTTCCTAACGAATCAACAACAACCGCTCCGGGTGTTTCAATTTTTGAGGTATCAACGCTTGTGCAAAACGCTTTCACAATTGTTTCGTTTTGAAGCGTATCTCCAATTGAGTTAGAAGTTTGCAAATCAACCAATTCGTTAGTTGCTGCGCCTGTTGGAGTTACAACAAAGATACGAGACACGCCAGAGCGAGTATAAACGCAAAGAGCAGCCTCACGGTCTGCGGCTGTGTTGTTCATTACTCTAAGTTTGTCTCCAGCTTGTAGTCTGAAGGGGGCGCATAGCGGGGAGGCCTGAAATGCGCTACCCTTCAAACCGACAGGAATAATTGCAGCCACTAGACCTTGACGGAGAATGTATGCGTATGATACGCCATTGTCGCACGTTACAAGTCCGGATGTAACGGTCTTGCCTTGTGCGTAGTCTCCAATGTTCTGTGCGCTGACTGTATAGGTTGTATCTGTGGTAAGGTCGCTTTCGGTTCCTTCTGCTAATTCTGCTTTTAGTGGAATGTTAGTCCCATCTGAGCAGACTAAAACCCCATTTACTGTATTTGTCGCCATTTTTGTTCACCTCAGAGTTTGACTCCTATACCTAACGGCTTCATAATGTTGCGATTTACGTTAGAAATTGGTCTGCGAAGTAGACGCTTACCAAATTTGAAAGATACAGACGTCAATAATGACTGTATAGCCATCGCTTGATAGTTTTGCTCAAAGTTTTGAGCCATAGCACCGAGTGCTACGTCGGGTGATTGAACAATCTCACTTAGAGAAATTGATGTTGCGCCTTTGTACGCAGACCCGCCTATCATAGACAGCCCGCTTTCTAACGATGCACCGTATGAACCGGTAGGAACCATAGCAATATCTGCTTTTCCGGTCAAAAAGCCATAAGGTGAAGACCCCATAACTCCGGTCGAAAGAATAGTTGCGTATGTGTACGCTTCGACCGCATTCAATATGCTAAACATTCGGCTTTGTCGCCTTCTTGTCTTAGTTTTACGTCGCGCCATGCGTCATTCG